GGCGCTGGCATAAAAGGCGACAAAAAATTGATTGGGTCTATACCCACATATCTAATCACTGAGTGGCTAAAAGAAGCTGGTATTGACCACAGTGACCATGAAGCACGGCAGCAGGTCATAAAGCGCAAAATATTATCTGGCGAGTTTGATAAATTTAGAGTTTGGAAAGGAACATACTAATGAGTTACAAGTATTTCACATTAGATGAGTTTGATTGCCAGGAGACTGGCGAAAACGAAATGAAGCCGGAGTTTTTAGAGAAGCTAGATGAGCTTAGAGAGCGCTGCGGTTTTAGTTTTCGTATAACTAGTGGGTTTAGGTCCGTAAAACACTCTATAGAGGCGCGTAAGGCAAATGGCGGCGGTACCCACACCAAAGGTATAGCTGCAGACATATATGTCTCAAACGGCCAGCAGAAGGCTTCTATCATACGCCATGCTGTAGAGATGGGCTGCTTTAATGGTATGGGCCTGGCGAAAACATTCGTCCATGTAGATATACGTGAAGGCGAGCCGGTAATGTGGAGCTACTAGTAGCTGTAATAGCGGTTTGCAAAATCTTCTCTAGTGTTGATTCTGCGTCTCAGCTCTTCTAGCTCTGCATCGTTAAATTCGGTAATGTTTTTACCAAGATAGTATTCGTCCGGGTGGTCTGTAAACTGCATAGCTGCACGCAACTGTTCTATGGCGTGACCATCTAATTTTTTGAAATTTTTGCCGAGCGCTCTTGCTCCGTCTTGCAAGACACGAAATTCATGTGCTGACATGTCTGGCCCTGAAACATATTCAGGCGGTATGAACTCCTTTTGCATGACTCTCATTTCTTCTGGAGTAATTGCAGAACCGCTTACATCAAGCAGGCCTTGTGGCATTTTTTCAAATCCACGCTGTATTTCTTCAGGTCGCATTTTTTGCGCATACGCTGCTTCTATTAACCTGTGTCTTACGCTAGGCGCCATGAGAGTATTCATTTTTTCTTCTTCGCAGTCTTTGCAGCTTTCTTAAACGCCTTAGCCGTAGGTCTGCCCTTTGTGCCAGCTTTGCGCATTGTCTCACCTGAGCCAGCCTTGATGCGTTTACGCTTTGCATGGATGTTGGCATATAATCCTTTAGCCATTACTTTTTCTTACCGTATGAGATTTTCTTACCGGTTTTTTTAGCTGCTTTTTTTGCAGCAGCCATTCCTTTTTTTGTGTAAGAGTATTTTTTACCAGCTACTTTTGGCATGAGACACCTCTACCATTTCGATTTATTAGCCCAATAAGCCGCAGACATTTTGCCTTTAGCTATGTTTTTAGCATGGCGCGCTTTAAATGATTTGCGCCGTGCTTTTTCTGCTGCTGTCTTTGGGTTTTTGCCAGCACCAGTTACGCCTTGCTGTCCATAGCGTATAGTCTTAATTTTGTCGCCTTCTTTAGCAACAACAACGTGTGATTTTGTAGGGTGATTAGGTGTTCTCTTGGGCTTGTTGTAGCCAGAAACGCCTACCCTAGCTAGTCTTGGGTCTTTAGCCATGCGCCGATTATACCATAAAAAAACCCCTACCCGAAGGCAGGGGAACAACTTTGAGGAAGTTAATCTGTACTGAACATTTCAGGATGCTCTAAGGATAACTGCTCTTCAGTAGGTGGTTCAAGTCTTTTTGTGATCTGCTCTTCCATCTCTACCCACAAAGCAATGATTTCTTCACGCGCGTAATTCTGTGCGCCCTCGTATACTGCAGACTGTATGACATTGATCAGCCTGTCTTTTATGTCCTGTAAGCCGTGTGTCTCAAGCCTATCAAACATTATGCCAAGCGTACTGTCTTTCATATAACACCTCAGTTGTAGCTGGTTGGCTCATATTCTGGGTCGTCATCCATTTTTTTCAACTCTTCCCTATAATGTTTGCCTATCTCTAAACGTAGCTTTTTAGTGGTTTTCATTAGGTGCTGCCATTTCTCGCGCAGCATTTCCATATGACCTCTGCCTAGCTTTGTTTCGACCCAGCTGGTGAACTCCAGCGGATTTGCAGTGAACTTCATGTGGCAGTAGTGGCACAAACAAAGTGCATTATCTAAAGACCACCTCACTGATTTAGCTGCCCTGCCATAAATATGAGCGCACTCCATCCTAGCGTCCGCCTTGCCGCAATGCTCGCATATGTAACCTGCTCGCTGCCGCACTACATTGCTGAACCATTTATCAGCGCTGTCTCTCTTTATACCCATCTAACTCTTCCTTGCTTGGAAACGGTATGTTTAGGCCGCGTTTTTCTGCCAAGTGCCTAATTATAACATTAGCCACCTCAGAAACCTCATCAGTATTTAACGCCGATGTTCCCTTTTTCTCTGGGTACATTGCTAGCTGAACCTCACTCCATATAGCTGCCTTTACTCTTTCCATTGTCCAGGGCATCTCAATATAGTCGCCTGTAAGAAGGCTTTTGATCTGATACTCAAACCCTGCAGCATTGCACGCATCAGCTATCAAGCGGCAAAACTTATGTATAGCGTTGTTCTGTGTCACAGTGCGCTGCCTGCCTGTCTGCACTTTTACTGTACAGTATTTGTTTGCCATATAAATATCATTGAGCGCCCTGGTCGCTGCGCCGAATGATGCATCGCTATTAATAATAATTGTTGTCATAACTTTCTCCTTAACCATTTTGCAGAAACAACTGACGAGTAGTCCTCAAAGATTAGCCAGGGACTGTTTTTATTCCCTGCGTCTTTTCTTTTATCTCTAAGGTCCCAGTCAGTTACATATTCACGACCACCGAGCCTGGACTGCATGCAATTCTGCGAGACATTAGCCACAGCTGCATAGTCCTTGTATGTATATAATTCATCGCGCTTTAAGCCGCCTAAACCCTCTCCCTTGTAAACCAGATAAACCGTGCCAGCTTCTCTAGTAACTTTCCCTATCATTGCGCCCAACTCCTATCCGTTAGCTTATTTACAATGTCAGACTTTTTGAGGCTTGTTTCAGGCTTTTTATATTCGCGTGCAGCCCAATTACGCACACAAGCTTTCCAGTCTTTCATTTTATTTCTACCAACCATCCAGCCGTTAGATTCATAATAACTGTACCAGCTGTATGCATTGACTGTGTAGTTTTGCTCTTTGATGTAATCGTAAACATCTTCAAGCAGTGGCGGTATTTCTTTAATATTAGATTTATTATTAGCCTGTATTATTCCCTTAGAACTTTCTTTCCTGGGGGTATCGCAATTTTTTTCCAGGGGGGCAGGAATATTTTTTCCAGGGGTCTGGAAATTATTTTCTACAATGTAGATTCTTCTTTCCTGTACCCGTTTAGTGCCTGTCTCATAAATCTCTTCACGTTTTATGTAACCAGCTTCTTCAAGCGCACCGAGCCAATTAGTGATAGACCTATTTTTGACGCTGTAAAGGTCCGCAAAGTGCGCATTTGTAGCCCAGCAATATCCACGCTCATTGCAAAGCGCAGTTATCTCGCCATATAAAAGTTTAGCGTTAGCTGGAATCCGATTGTCATACCGTACTGTGGCCGGAATGATTGCATAGTACCCCGTATGCATTTTTATTCTCCTTCTTTGATTAATATTGATAGCCTAACACCAAATGCAACTGACAATTTTGTGAGTGTAGCCAGCGTTGGGTTTTGTGTTTTTAATGAAAGCGACAGCTGCGACTGAGTTATACCAGCTCTTTCAGCAATTTCTTGCTGTGTCCAGTTATGCTCTGCTGCTAAACGCTTTACAGCTTTTCTTAGGTCAAACATAGTAGCTCCTTAGTTAGTGAAACTTAATATTAACACTACTAAATATTTATTGTAAAGAAAATAATAGTTTGCATATGTAAACTACATGTGTAAGAATACTACTTCACAACAAATGAGGTGATTTATGGATTTTAATAATTTGACTGATTATGAGCGCGGTGAGTATGACGCACTGCATTCTTTTGAGGCGCAGCTTAACCAGCCTAGAGAATATTACTGGGGCTACGGCGATGCATATGCGCAAGAGCAAATAGCTGACGCAAACACAATAAAGCAAGAGGAGTTAATGTATGACTTGGGATAATATCAAAACGGGGCTGCGCGCCCCATTTAAGCCTACGCAGCTACGCTGGAGACAGGGTAGAGCCGGCATGCAGTTAGCGTATATTGATGCACGTGATGTGGCTAACCGTTTAGATGAGGTTGTTGGTATAGAGAACTGGCAAGACAAATACGAAGAGGTGGCTGGTCGTATGATCTGTTATCTATCTATACGCTGTGATGGCGAGTGGGTAACAAAGGCTGACGGTGCTGGCGACACAAATATTGAAGCCGAGAAGGGTGGTATTTCTGATGCGCTAAAACGCGCTGCACAGAAGTTTGGCATTGGCAGATACCTGTATTACCTGCCTAAGAATGCTTCGCCTGATAACCTACCACGCTGGGCTGTTCCAAATGACTTATAGAGCAGAGTCGGGCCACTGGTATGATCAAGACGGCAACCCTGCCTACACGACTGTAGGTAAGAATGGTCAAGAAAGAAACACAACGCTGCGCGATGCAAGAAAGCACAACCTGGTTCCTAGTGTCACCACGATACTAGGAGTTGCAGCCAAGCCAGCTCTTGAAAACTGGAAGATAGATCAGGCGTTGTTGGCAGCAGCAACTATGCAGCAGCAAGCTAATGAGCCTATTGAGATGTTTATGGCTAGGGCTAAGATGGAGTCTAGACAGGCATCAAAGCAAGCAGCAGAAATCGGCACAGCAATACACGCTGACATAGAAAAAGGTTTTGTTAATGGTGTAGAGTCTGTAGCATACAATGCAGTCAGGGCTGAGTTAGACGAGCTTTTTCCCAAGACTGTGTGGTGCAGTGAGGCATCGTTTACTAGCCCACTAGGGTTTGGCGGCAAGATAGATTTGTGCAGCCTGGACGGTGTTTTTGTGGACTTTAAAACTAAGGATGGCTTAAAAGGTAAGGACGCTAAGAAATTAGTTTACGATGAGCATGGCATGCAGCTAAGCGCGTATGCTTTAGGCTCTGATGTAGACAACCCAGTGAGAGTGTCTGTGTTCGTGGATAGGGCCGACCCTAGCATAACTCAGGTGTATATCTGGGATGAAGAATCTCACAAGAAACATGTTGAGATGTTTAAGGCGCTTCTAACTTTTTGGAAGCTTACTAAAAACTATGATCCTAGCGAGGATAAAAAATGAGCATTAATTCAATAGTGTTTACAGGCAACTGCGGAGCTGATATGGAAATCCGCCATACCCCAAAAGGTGTTGCTATAGGAACTGTAAATGTGGCTGCAAAGTCAGGGTGGGGTGAAAACCAAAAAACAACATGGGTGCGCTGCAAGCTATTTAAAGAGCGTGCAGAGAAGTTAGCCCCTATGCTAACAAAAGGAACCCCGGTAACAGTTATGGGTGAATTTCAGTTAGAAGAGTGGACTGCAAAAGACGGCACACAAAAATCAGCATTAGCGTGCAATATAAACAGCATACAAATGCAAAGAAAAGAGCCTGCTGTGCAGCAAACTGCGCCGGTGCAGCAGCCTGCAAAAACTGATAATTTTTTAGATGACGATATTCCATTTTAGAGGTGTAATATGACAGACTATGAAAAGGCACTGAAAGAGGTGCATAAGCACGCTGACAAGGCAATCGACAGCGTAGAAGATGCAGCTAAGTCTGCAAAAGAGAAAGTGAGAGAATGGGCCAACAAGCCGTGGAAAACATTAAGTAAGGGCGAGGCTTTGATTGGCGCAGCAATTATCCTTTTGATGATACTAGCTGCTAGTTAATACCCCTAAAGGCCGAAGGGTATCCTTACCCCTTTTGTGCAAAGCCTGATCCACTTTGGGCCGAAACGGATCATTACCTACCTGCATGCAAATCATTACAAATAATCAATAGCAACATACCCGTCTTGACACTATAATCTCGCCTCAATTACAGGGGGTGGTATGAACTACATGATTATATTCACGCTGACTATGTTAGCGCTGATTGCCATAGATGATCTAGCTGGTCGCAGGCATCAGGAAAAGCATAGAATAGAACAGGGCCAATAGGCCCTTTTTTATTGCCTAAAATAGTTGCAAGTAACTGTTACCTGTGTATAATAGACACCATAAACAAATAAATAAGGGTATACAGATGACTAGATCACAAATTTTAAAGCTACAAAAAATTGTTGATGGGCAAACCTATCAAGAATCTCTTATTAATGAGGCAATCAACTTAGCTACTTCACGAGAAGTATCACACGCTTTAAAAGCGCTTAGAGGCGGATTCGTAAGCACAGAGGGTAGATTCCTCATAAGCGAGTTTATCGTAGAGCTGCTGCGCAGCAAACAATCCACAAATAAATAAGGAGACAAAAATGAAATTACCATACTACGTAGTAGAGTCTGAGGGTTTGTTCTTTGAATACCAAGACAAAGATGCGGCTGTTAATTCCTTTCACGAGCAGAAGAGGTTTGCGACTTATGAAGGATTTTACACTGTGTTAATAGAGGTGTTTAAGACAGATAAAAATGCTGCTGGTCGCGGCGAGCAAACTTTAATGAAGTATTTCACATAATAGGGAGAATAATAATGAGAAAGACAAGAGCTACAACGCTGTGTAAAAAACTTAACGCAGCGTTTCCAAATATCAACGCAGTGACTTACAATGAGTTTACCGGCGAGGATAAAGTGTGCCAAGATGGCATATGGCTGCGTGGCAGCGAAGATGTAGATCAAGACGGTATGCCGTACTTTGATTACTGGAGCATGGGTGACAGTCAATACCATGCAGGGGTAGAAGCTATGGCAGATAAGCATGGCTTCTTTTGTGAGCCATATGACGCAGGGACATTGATGTTATGGAGACTCTAATGAAAACTGCTATTTTCGGCGATATTGTAGTGCAGCTGCCAGATGACTGGGATGGGTGTATGCCTGAGCTGCAAGACCGTTTAAAAGATGCTGCAGTGTATGCGCTGCTCACTGAGTTAGATGCGTATCAATTCGATTGCTTCCCACAGTGTGCGCACGACATTACAAATCAGCTAGTTAATGTGTTATATGCTGATGGCACAGATGAAATGTTTGAGGCGCTAATGAAGGATGCCAGGGTGCGATATGCAGATGCTATGGGTGTTACTGAGGAAGATTTTCCAGACCATTTTTACAGCAGCGAGGCTGTAGGCAACTTCAAAGACTATGTTGGCGGTAGTGAGTGGTTTGGCACGCAGCGCAGTTTGGCTGAAATATTTCGTGACAGCCTGTACTTGTATTTTGAGCGTGACTTAGAGCATGCTCTAACACAGCAATTTAGACAATCAATTCACTAGGAGAAGGCAATGACACAAGTTGAAAGAGTTTTAGATTACTTGCAGGCTGGCAAAAAGCTAACCTGCCTCAACGCATTCAATGAGCTTGGTATAACGCAGGTGGCTGCAAGAATCTATGAGTTGAAAGAAGCAGGCCATAATGTTCTAAGCCGTAGAATTAAAGTAACCAACAGGTACAATGAGCGATGCAGCGTATCTGAATATTACATGGAGCGTAGCGATGTCAGGTAAAGGTGATGCTCCAAGACCTATTCCTAATAGGCAGCAGTATGAAGATAACTTTGATGCTATTTTTAGAAAGAATAAAAAGCCAAAACCTAAGGCACAATGCATGCGTGAAATGCGCGCAAGGAGAAAAGAGCAAGGCCTTAAAGAAATGCACATTTGGGTGACTGCTGAACAGTATGCAGAAATTAATAGCATTTTAAAAAATTAATCATATACTTGTATCAATGTATTAAAGGAGTAGGTCATGGCACGACACCTTGTAATACCAGATACACAGGTTAAACCAGACCAGCCTGTCGATCATCTTCGATGGGCTGGCTTGTATGCAGCAGAAAAAAAACCAGATGTTATTGTCCACATAGGCGACCACTGGGACATGCCATCTCTGTCAGGCTTTGATGTCAACAAAAAGAGCTATGAAGGCCGTAGATACATACGGGATGTAGAAGCTGGCATAAGGGCGATGGAAACCTTCTTAGAGCCTATAGAAGAAGAGCGCAGCAGGCTGCGTAAAAACAAGCATAAACAGTGGAACCCACGCTTAATATTCACGATAGGCAACCATGAGCAGCGTATAGAGCGTGCAATAGAGTCTGATGCTAAGCTAGACGGCCTGATAGGCTATGACGACCTCAGGCTAGATGACATGGGGTTTGAGGTATATGACTTCTTAGAGGTGGTTGTAGTGGACGGTATATGCTACAGCCATTACTTTACTAGTGGCATTATGGGCAGGCCTGTATCGAGCGCGAAGAGGCTGCTAGCCACCCAGTATCAATCCTGTGTAATGGGCCACGTTCAAGATAGAGACATTGCCTATGGGCGCAGGGCAGACGGTAGTCCGATTTTAGGGCTGTTCTCAGGCATTTTCTACCAGCATGATGAGGATTACCTCACTCCACAGACAAATGGGTCCTGGCGTGGTATATGGCTGCTTAACGAGGTGCAGAACGGTGGGTGTGATGAGCTGCCTATCAGTATTAACTATCTGCGTGATAAATACGAGGGTAAGTGATGAAGAGTGCATTGAGAAAGCAAGAGGGTGGTAAACATTACAGTGACATGCCTATCCAGCCAATAGAATATATAAGTAAAAATGAGCTGGGCTATATTGAGGGTAATGTCGTAAAGTATATAACCCGGCATAAAAACAAGAACGGCGCAGAAGATATCAAGAAGATTATTCACTACTGTGAGCTGCTGCTTGAGTTAGAGTACGGGTTAAAATAGGGTATAATCAGGCCATGATTAGAGTTACTATTGATGACGATATTCACGAGGCCGACTTAGAGTTGATTAACGACTTCGCCCAGGCAATCTGCGACAAAGACACATTGTTGCTGGATGAGGTTATTTATATTGCTAGACAACGATTAGAAACTGCATACGAAGAGTACGATGCGACCAAGTAAATACACAACAGAGTTAGGTGACGATATCTGCAGACGATTAGCACATGGTGAGAGTGCTAGACAAATCTGTAGGGACGAAGCTATGCCTGCTATGAGTACGTTGATGAAGTGGCTTACTGATAGTGACAAAATAGAGTTTTCGGAGCAGTACGCGCGCGCGAGAGATTGCCAGGCAGACTTCTATGCTGACCAGATAGTTGATATAGCTGACGAGCTGTCAGAGGTTGCAGAGGCGAGTGAGCTGGCTAAAGCTAAGCTGCAGATAGATTCACGTAAGTGGAAAGTTGCCAGGATGGCACCACGTAAGTATGGCGATAAACAGCAGATTGACCATACATCATCAGACCAATCATTTAAGCCCACAGTAATTAAATTAGTTGCAGAGAATGGAAACAGCTGAGATTAAGCTGCCACCTAAAATTGTCAGCTTGTTCGAAGGCAGCGCTAGGTACAGGTGTGCATATGGCGGACGAGGATCAGCGAAGACTAGGTCATTTGCATTAATGACAGCAGTGCGTGGTTACCAGTGGGGCATGGAAGGCAAGCAGGGGCAGATACTTTGCGCCAGGGAGCATCTAAACTCTCTTGATGAATCATCCTTAGAAGAAATCAAAAGCGCCATAAGAGGCGTAGACTTCTTGTCTGACTATTATGAAATAGGAGAAAAATATGTACGATCCAGAGACGGTAGAATCAATTATGTGTTTACTGGCCTCAGGCGTAATCTTGATAGCATCAAGTCAAAAGCTAGGATTATTCTTTGCTGGGTAGACGAAGCAGAAGGTGTAAGTGACAGTGCCTGGCAGAAACTAGTACCAACAGTCCGTGAAGAAGATTCAGAGATATGGGTGACCTGGAACCCGGAGTCTAAGCTATCAGCAACACATAGACGATTCAGGATAAATGGACCAGCTGACATGAAAATAGCTGAGATCAATTGGCGTGATAATCCATTTTTCCCAGAGGTTCTCAACAAAGAGCGCCTCGAAGATGAAAAGCAGCGACCAGACTTGTACGGTCATATCTGGGAAGGTGAGATGCTGGTACATGCCGAGGGTGCGTACTATGCAGTAGAGATGCGTAATGCTGCATCAGAAAACAGGATAACTAATGCACCGTATGACCGCGACATTGGCGTTGTAACGGCTTGGGATTTAGGGGTAGGCGACAGCACTGCTATTTGGTTTGCGCAGTTTGTAGGGGCTGAGGTGCGCCTTATAGACTATTATGAAAGCAGCGGTGTGGGGCTAGACCATTATGCTAGGGTATTGAATGAGAAAGGCTATGTATATGACCAGCATGTGCTGCCACACGATGTACGGGTAAGAGAGCTTGGCAGCGGTAAAAGCCGCCTGGAGACGCTGGAGAACCTGGGGGTGCGGCCAGTACAGATTGCGCCGCAGCTAGGCGTTGATGACGGAATACAGGCAGTACGCAGTATGCTAGGGCGCTGCTGGTTTGATGCTGAGAAGTGTGAGCGTGGCATAGATGCATTAAGGCAGTATAGAAGAGACTATGACGAGAAAGGTATGACCTGGCGTGGCAGGCCGCTGCATGATTGGACCAGTCATTGCGCTGATGCTATGAGATATCTAGCAGTAGGTTACAGGCCAACATCATCTAGCTGGGGCGAGCCTATCAGGAGAAACCTTCAGGGGATTGTCTAACTGTGGTATAATCTGGCCACTTCACACACTAGTTTTCAGGGTTAATTATGGTAGGCATATTAGGCAGTTTGGGTAGAAAGGCTGTAGATGAGGTAGACGCATTCGGACGACCTAAAAAGCAAACTCTAGCTAACCAGTTGACGCAAGCTACACCAGAAGATGTGTTAGGCCTGCTTGGTCAAAACCCAGACTATCTAAAGACAATAGGCTTCCAGGGCAAAGACACTGACAGGGCAGCAAAGTCTGCATTAACTAGGTATGAAAACGCATTACGGAACAACCCTGAGTTTTTGACTACGCAACATCAAATACTCACGAACCCTCTTACATATGAATTTGGCCCTTTAGCACCAAGAAACATTGTTCGTCCTCAAGACTTAGAAGGTGATGTTTTAATAGGTCATAAAGGCGATACAACAGCTACTGATCTGTCTGTATTTGATATTGCTGGTTACCAGTTAGAGCCGCCTGCTGTCTCACGAGGCGGATTCCAGTACCCATTAAGCCCGCTTACACCGCAAGGTAATTATTGGGCTTCCATGCTCACTGCTGCAAAGCCGCTACGTAATAAAGCAGCATTGCTGCGTGAATCAGAAGATGCTGACGTAACAGGCATGTATATGGCGATGGGGCCAGAAGGCAGCTACTTTAATCAGGCGTTTGCTGACACATTGTTAAGGTTTGATCAAGCGCGAAATCTACCACAAGAAAGCAAGAAAATATTTGATGACAAGCTGCGCAAGGTAGATGGCATGGAGCGCTGGGTGGGATTAGATCATCCTGATGCGTATGACCAGCTTATGGGGATAGGTGATTACCCGATGGAAGGGGCTGGTAAGCTGCGGTCTGCATTCACCAGCACAATGGGTGAGGCATCATTTAGAAATCAGGGCTTCTTCCCTGTAGGAATACTAGACAGTCTATACCGCGACCCACAATTAGGGGGTGTAGAGTTAGGCGATACCGGTATGATGATGGGCCGCATTAGCGATGACCTCGGCACAGAAACCAACCATCCATCATATGATACTCCGATCCTGGGTGAAGCCTTAGGGGGCTTTGAGCGCAGCCTGCCGCCTCGTATAGCATTTCCTGATGCATATAAAATACTAGACCAAGAGCTAACCAAGCCTAAGAAAGGCACGCCAAGATTACTCACTGAGTCTGAAAAAATAGACGCTATTGCTAAGCGCAAAGACCTCTTCCAAAAAGCAACGCCAGAGTGGGTAGATAAAGCTAGTACATGGCTAGAGCAAAATCCAGGCAGCACAACTAAGGCTCTATTAACAGCTATTGGTATACCGTTAGCATTCCAATCTGAAGAGACAGAGGCAGGCATTGTGGCGAAGCTGTCGCAGGCTACGCAGCGCGGCAATACATTGGCTACAGCTAAGGCGTCACAGGACTACCTGGCAAAAATGGGTGGCAAGGGTAGGTCTATAGACTACGGCGCAGGGCTAGGCACTAACGCACAGCAGCTAGGTGTCACTGATACGTTCGAGCCATTCCCAAGAGAGGGCTTTAATCCTACCTATCAGTCATCTGCAGATATACCTGCTAACTCATATGGCCAGCTGATAAGCACTAACGTATTGAACGTAATACCCCCAGAAGCTCGTAAAACGGCTGTGCTGAACATTGGCGAGATACTCGAACCCAATGGTATGGCTGTAGTACAAACACGCTCAGCAAGCGCTGTAAACGAGCTGAAGAAGTCTAAAACTGCTGTGCCACAAGATGAGCCAGCATCATACTTAACTAAAGACGGGACGTATCAGAAAGGCTTCACACGGGATGAGTTAGTCGATTATACAAGAAACATTCTTGGCGATGGATTTGAGGTGTCTAAGATACCGGCTAAGGATATGCCTAATGGCTCTGGTGTGCTTATTCGTAAGCTGCCAACTATTACTGCAATGGGTATGGGTGCGTCACTGCTGTTCCCATCAGAAGAAACCGAAGCAGCTCCATCAGTGCTGAAGTCTATAGCTCTCGATGCAATGGCTAAAGTACCACGCAAAAAACCTACGTCATACACCGGCTGGAAGAAAGCATTAAACAAAGCTGGCATCAAAGATGATGAGCTAAATCAGATGGGCTTCAGGCGTGAGTTTGAGTTTAGGCAGCGGTCACAAGACATTACCAGGGAAGAGGTAGAATACTTTCTTGCTGACAATCAATATAACATCAGAGAAGAGGTGTTAGGGCAAAGAAAAGAGTTTGGGCAGGTAGAATTTGACCCAGATCTGCGTTTGTATACTGCAAGAATGCCAAATCAAGATTATGACCAAAGTTTTCACACAAGAGAACAGGCCGAAGGGTATATAGCCAGTAGGCCACAAATATATAATGACTACGAGTATGCTTCATGGACGCATGGCGGCCCTAAGTCTAACTACCGTGAAATATTGCTTTTAGATGGGCCAGAGCGCGATAAGTATGAAGCGCTAACTAAACAAATAAATAAATTACAAAGTGAAATAGAAGATGCTGCAGGCGTAGATAGAGGCTATCTAACTGATGCAATTGTAGAGTTTGATGAGGCTAGCGATCTTGCAAACCCATTTGACAGACTGCAGGAGCTGCGTGATGAAAGAAACAGTCTGCCGCAGCCATTTATGCACAGGCATTATAGTGGTGTCGAAAACATATTGTCACATATGCGTGTATCTGATCGTGACCTAGAAGATGGCAGCAGCACATTAATGGTAGAAGAGATACAGTCAGACTTGCATCAGCGCGGCCAAGACTATGGCTATGCTAAGCCAGATGATCTAGATGATATCAATACGCAGATAGATGATGTTGAAGAACAGATAAGCGGCTTAACAAAAGCAGGAGTTAGAAGATGGGCTGAAACTAACATGCCTGATTTGCAAAAAAGAGTGTTCGATGAAAACGATATACTAACGCCAGATGAGTATATTGCATTGCGAAAAGAAATTGACGTTGCGTTTGATGAGGACTATACAAGGCGTACAGGTAAAAATAGGGATGAAGAGCTTGACAGGCTTGTAGATTTAAGAGGTGAACTGCGTAAACGCAGAATAGATGTAATGTCTGCTGCGCCAGACATGCCATTCAAGACCAATGATAAATCAAGCTGGTATGACCTGTCATTTAAGCGCTCATTAATAGAGGCGGCTGATGGCGATTACGACAGCATATCATTCACTCTTGGAGACGAGCAGGTAAGAAGATATGGCGATTCAGCAGCAGGTGGCGTTAAAAAATTCTATGATGTGACGCTGCCTAACCATATCAATAAGTGGGCTAAAAAATATGGCGTAAAGCTGCAGCGAAAACCGTTAAATGTTTCAAGCCGTGATTTGAGCATTGATGAGTACGATGATGGTACGTATTTTGTTAGGGATGAGCGTGGCAATGAGATAGAAGATTTTGATACGCGCTCAGAGGCTGCTGACTACATCAAAAAACATACCAAGTTAGACACTGTGCTAACGCTGCCAATAACAAAAGAAATGCGTGACGACATCAATGAGAAAGGCATGGCGCTGTTCAGCGACCCACTCATTCAGGCTGGCGTATATGGCTCAGTAGTTGCAGGGACAACTGGATTGCTGCCTGATGACGATAAGCAGCAAACTACTAACGTAGTATACGATGACAGAGACACGCGCAGAGAGCAAAGCACGCAGAGCATAATGGACATGCTAGCTGCCGATGCTAGACAGGAGCGTATCGACAATGTTAAGAATATTGCAGCCAATGTCGCGTCACTCCCTATAGCAATTAATGAGGGGGTGCAGGAAGGTTTATTAGAGGCGTTATCGTTTATTCCTGAGCAGTTTGCTAAGGCTGGAGCATCGCTAACAGGTGGTGATGCAGAGGCAGCTGCAGCAAGAGTTAGAGACTTCACTAACCCAGTGGTTGAAGCATCAAGCCCAAGAACTAGAATGCTACGCGATGGGATGTCGCAGAATATAGCGTATAACACAGGAAATGTTATTGACGCACTTACTCCGGCTGCTAAGGCTATCTACCAGGGTAAAGGATTAATTGGCCCTTCATTGGAAGAGATTGTCGGTGACGTTAAATCTGGCTATCAGAACCTGCCAGAAGGATATCTTAAAGACAATGTGCTACCAGCAGCAGGTTATGGCGCACTAGGGGTATTAGGATTGCTTGATTTCTACAGGCCAAAACCAAAAGCATTGACTGGCGAGGTGTTAGACCCAGCGAAGCCACGCCGCGTATCAGCTTCTAACAGATTGTACAATGAGCCATTCACTGTTGATGGCGAGTATGATGTTCTTGATCCATTAGGCTTGCTGCAGATGGCAAACTAAGAATGAGTTACAGAGATACATCTGTTATAATCCGCAGTTATTCGAGGTAAATTATGGCCATAAGCACATACGCACAATTGCAGAGCAATATTGCAGACTTTTTAAACCGGGACGACCTGACTGTTGTTATACCAACATTCATCGACTTAGCGCACGCTAAAATAAACCGTGATGTGCGACACTGGAAAATGGAAGCTGAGGAAAGCCTTACAACGCCAGACGGCGTGGCGACACTGCCTAACGATTGGATTTCAACCATCGAGATTGAGAACATAGATTTTAGCACAGGCGAATATGTAAGACACCTGGAGCAAATGAGTGATGCAGAGTTTGCTGATGCTCGCCAAAACACAAATGATGCGTCAGGCGACCCTATAGGATTTAGGCACGCACAAGGCAAGATTGAGGTGTTTCCTAACAATCCTACACACAGAATAGTCTTGCGATATATGCAAAAGGTGCCTGCGCTTAGTGATACAGCAACAACAAACTGGTTGCTTACAGATCATCCAGACGTTTATTTATATGGCGCGCTAACACATGCTGCACCATATTTAGTGGAAGATAACAGGCTAGCAATTTGGGCGCAGCTTTACAGTGCGGCAGTGATGCGAGTAAACAGTGAGTCAGACAACTCAAAGTATACTAATTCCACACTTATTATGCGCAACAAAGGGATGAATACAGGTGCTAATAGAACTAAGCACTATCAATTTAGAGGTTAAATATGTCAACAACTAATTATTCAATTACTTTACCTGTAGTCGGTAGTGACGAAGATCAATGGGGAACGAAAATTAACAATGCGTTCCAATCTGTAGATGATTTGCTTGGCGGCGACACACCAGTTACAAATATAGATATAAATAGCGGCACAATAGATGGCGCAACAATTGGAGCTAACAATGCACAGGAAGGCAACTTCACAGATGTTGAGGCGACTGGCCTTATAACAGGTAATGTAAAAGGCGACATAAAAGCCAACAATGGCGCAACAGTGTTAAACAATGGCACAGATGGTACAGATGCGACATTCACTGGCTCGTCTGCTAGTCTGACTAACGCAAGAGCGTTTAGCGTGTCTGGCGATGTAGCAACATCAGCTGGTGTCAATTTTGATGGAACTGGCGCAGTTGATTTAAGTGTAGCAATTACTAATGCTATGTATGACAAGATATATCCAAACGGAAGCATTTATGCTACAACTGACGCAAACTTTGACCCAAACAACTCCTTCAATGGCGACTGGTTCTTGTACGCACAAGGCAAGGTTTTGGTTGGCCAGAATACAAATGACAGTGACTTTGCAACTGTTGGCCAGGAAGGTGGTGCGAAAACGCATACGCTAACGATTGCGGAAATGCCGTCACACACTCACGAATATAAATACTCAGATCAAACGCAAGTGCAGTTGATTGGCAGTACAGTTACAAATATTTCAGAGGTTGATGAGGGCGGTGAAAGGCGCGACACATTAGCAACTGGTGGGAGTGACCCACACAACAACTTGCAGCCCTATAAGGTTGTAATTTATTGGCACAGGAATGATCAATAATTAACTAAGAGGCAAAACAATGGGTAACCCATATAAAGGTCGGCCACCTGTACAAACTGGCCAAGTAGCGGACATGATTCCCTGCGGCAACGGCGTAGACACTACATTAGATTCTGGTGATGTTGGCATTGGCATGTATGTAACAGGAGCTGGTAATGTAAAGTTTTTATCTGCTGCTGGCGTAGAGCGAACAGTTGCAGCTGCTGCTAACAGCTACATTATCTGTGGCGTATCAAAAGTAATAGATTCAGGAAGCGAAACTACAGCAACTGGCGTACATATACTGGTAACTTAATATGATTCGGCTATCGGCGACACTCCCAAGCAATGCAGCTACTGGTAAAGTAGGAGCTGCGCCTTTTACTATTGAAGGTCTTTTCAACAGCGGTGTAGAGGGGTATTTCTACGATATCAATGACACTGACACCTTGAAAAGCGATACTGCAGGCACGACTGCTGCTGTAGCTGATGGACCTGTGGGCAAGATTATGGACAAGTCGCCAAATGGTAACGACCAGGTTGCTACTAGCGATGTGGCGCGTGCAACTTTAGGCAGAAGGCCTTTAAGTACGGCGCGAAGAAACGCATACGGTACTACAGGCGGATCAGAAGACTGGACGGCAAATACTGCCAACAACATGACATACTCTAAAGGCACAGAAACATCGCCAATTAACGCGATTGTGCATACTATGGAAAATTCTGGCACATCAATAATTTATAAAGCTATCGTTTCTAGTGGTATTGACACGACAGGCAATATGACCATTACGTTTTACGCTAAACTAAGCACGCAAACAGAAACCAATCCATGTAACGCTGTGCTAATGTTGCATACAGGGCAAGCCCACGGTGTGGCTTTCAATCTTGACAGTGAAACGGTGTCAACAACTGGCACTGTTGTTTCATCATCATTAACAGCTGTGTCAGGGTACTCTGGGTGGTACAAATGTGTATTTACTGTTGCCGGCCATAATTCAGGGTATTATTTAATGATGACTGATGGCTCTACGACCTTTACGAACACTGTTGCCGTTGGTAACGAAATAAAGGTGCAAGGCATGCAGCTGGAAGAGGGAAACAATTCCACTAACTATCAAAAAGTTAATGGGCAGTACGATATCACAGAAGAAGGTGTAGCAACTGTACATTACCTTGCAACTAACCTTGATAAGTATCAATCAACTAACGTAACGCACGACAACAATAAAATGACAGTAGTGGCGCGCGCTCGGGCTAACAACATCTCAGGGTATGGTACTGTTGTTGATGCATTTGGCGGCGGCACTGGTCATGGATACCGTATGAGATATGATGCTGCTAATGATGCGTATAACGCCGTGCAAACCAATGGCGGCAGCATAACCGCAAATGCTGCAGACGAGCAGTCGCTAGTTAATACAATTACATTAGAAATAGACCGTAGCAACAATACGCAAACAATCACAACAAGAAACACGGTTACAGACGATACGCAAACGACAAATGTAACAGCAAGCGCAAATTTTGATAATAACACTGTAAAGCTTTTCTTCCAAGGCTCTAGCGACGACAGGCTTGTTGGTGAGGTGCATAAGATTATCGGAATTAACGATGTATTGAGCAATGACGACCTTGAGTCACTGCAGACTATATTTGAAACTCAATCAGGAATAGTATAATGGCGGTAAACACTACATTAATATTTACGGATGCTAATAAATCAGCAGCTATAGAGGCTGTAGATTCTTTTCGCGGCTATCAAGCACCATTTACATGGGCTAATAACATCAATATTGAGCTAACTGATGGTGAAAACACGTTTTGGGCATTAAGTGGCTGGGTTGATGACGCAGAGATGAACATACTAATTAATGATTATGTGCTTGAGGCTCATTTCCCGGCTGATTTAGACGCAGCATTATCTGGAAGCTCATTAACTAAAGTTTAAGGACATCTAACATGGATGACAACAGAGAGGCGCTGCTTAAACTAGAAGCCCATGAGCGAGAGTGTGCAGCACGCATGGAAAACATCCAGGACAAGCTCGGTGTGGTTGACAAGCGACTAGACCAGGGCATGGATAAGTTTAAAAACATAGAGCGTCTTTTGTGGCTGCTTTATCCAATGATTCTAGGGTTAGATTTGATTGGCAAACAACTTATTTAAAGCTGCACTGTTATTGATATCAAGTTTTGCTTTAGGCACAGAGCAAGAAGGCAGCCTAAACACAAACAACGAAAACAGCACAGTGAACAGCAACAATGTTACTACTGATGAAAGTACAACAAATACCTATCAGGGCGCTGGTGCAGCATCAAAAATACCTGTAGGGTCAGCAATAAGCCCAAGCATGCAGTCAACAGGCATGGAAACATGTTTAAAAGCTGCAGGAAGCTCGATACAGACAGTTGGCTTTGGCTGGTCTAGCGGTAAGTATATTCAGGATAAGGACTGTACGCGAAGACGAGACGCAGCACTGCTAGACAAGTTTAATATGAAAGTAGCAGCTATAAGCATGATGTGTCAGTCAGTAGATGTTTGGAAGGCGATGTTTGCAGCTGGCACTCCATGTCCAGTAACGATAGGCGGGAAGCTTGTAGCAGGCAGGCGCAGTTACTTAGTAATGATGCAAAACCCAGAGTTACATATACCTGACTATGGGCCAGACACAGAAGATTACTACAAAGTTATGTTAAACATAGGGGCGGAGCAAACAGATGAAGAAAGCGATAATAGGAGCATTAGTGATATGTTCCGCAGCAGCAAACAGTGATCAGCTTAGCGATCTAGTTAATACGTCTAACGCTATAGTTGATAAGATTGATCGCGGCATTATGCTTGTGGGGGCAGCCACTGAGTATGGCTACACAGGCAGCGGCATGTCAGACGGCACCCTATCACAGTCTGCCCATATATCTGCAGCGCAAGTTGCAGCCTACAATAACGCCTTATCTAACTTTGACTCTTATCTTCCATACGGTAATGTAGAGGCCGTTTTGCAGCAAGCTGCGGCTACAGAGCTTGAGCTAATGGAAGACAGTGTAGAAGTGTTTACAACAGCAGTAGTCGAGATGTCAACAGTTATACAGGTTGCTGAAATGGCAGAAGAAAGCGTTGGCAATCCAGCTGAAGAGGAGCAAGTGCAAGAATTTGTCGCACAAAACGAAGAGGTGCTGATGATATCGCAAGATACAGTAGAATCATACAATGACAGCATGGATTCTATTGAGGAACACGCAAATAAGGCTGCTGGATACATTGCCGTAGCTGCAAACGAAGATGCTGTAGCGTTTTTAGAGCAAGGAGCTATAAATAATAATTCTGTTGCAGAAGAAGCTACACTAACATACAGCGCAGAGCAGCAATGGGTGTCTATGCAGTGGGCAGGAACAAACAATGCTACAGCAGTGTATTTAAGCGGACAAAACTTCGGGCTAGATATGTATGTGGATGAGGCCTCAGTGTTGTACGCAGGTGCTGAGTCAGAGTTTTATCTAACTGGTCCAACAGCAAACGGCTACGACTGCTTTATGTATGGCACAGGCTGCGATTATGAATCTAGCGGAAACTGAGTTAAAAATTGGCAACACATCATTTAAAGGTGTGTATATTGCAATTTTGCTGTCTCTAGCTACATCCTTAGGGGGTATGGTCTGGGGTGCATCTGCGCTATATGCCAGGCTTGAAACAGTAGAGTCAAGAGCAATACCTGATGTTGAGCCTGTCACTGAAAGAGTTACACTAATCGAGCAAAGATTAGAGGACAACGATGTAGGCCAATTAAAGGGTAATTTAGCGGCTTTAGGCACTAACCTTGAAACTATATTAGAGCAGCAAGAAAAGCTGTTAGAACTGAAAGCAGACGTTTCTAGACTAGAAAAAGAAATAGAGGCTATGCGTAGCACAGTTAAGCAAGCAGAAATAGTTAGCAACAGCCTGACAGATGTCGCTGAAAAGATGAAAAAGGTAAATGTGGAAATAAATAATTTGTGGGATGGTCTTGATTACGTAACAAGCAATCCATTGAGGTAAATATGTGGCAGACATTAGTTGGACCTATAGCCAATATAGCTGGCGGTTATCTAAAAAATAAAGCAGAAGAAAAGCAGGCTAAACATAAAGCCAAGATGACCATGATTGAAAACGATGCTAATTGGGAATCTAAGATGGCTGAGGCATCAAATAACAGTCTTAAAGACGAGTGGTTTGCAGGAATTTTGAGCCTGCCCCTGCTGTTTATTGGCTATGCTGTAGGCGTAGATGACCCTGCTATTATTGACAGGGTAAAAGAGGGTTTCAATGCCTTGAATGAGCTGCCAGAGTGGTATCAATATTTGTTGTTTATAGCTGTCAGCTCTAGTTTTGGCATAAAAGGTGCAGACAAGATAATGAGTATGAGGAAAAAATAATGCCATTAGTACCATTAGATATACCGGCTGGCGTTGTAAGGCATGGCACAGACAGTGAGTCTGCAGGACGTTGGCGTGACGTTAATTTTGTACGGTGGGAAAACGGATCGTTAAGACCAATCGGCGGCTGGGTGAAAAGACAAAAGCGCTCTGGTAATGACGGCGCCTTTGTGCAAGATGTTGTAATGCCAAACAATGAAAAGCCACGTGCAGCAGAAGGCTGGCTAACAAATGCACGGACGCCGTGGATAGCTGCTGGCACTCATAATAACTTATATGCAATTTCTGGCGGTGGTGATGTATATGGGCTTTTACCATCAGCGATAAGCGGAGCAACTGACGATGCAGTTGAAAATGTTGGTTTTGGCCAGTATTTTTACGGTAGAGCGCGTTATGGGATTACCAGGCCAAGCACGGGCGTTGTTTCTGCAGGAGACACATGGACGCTTGATACCTGGGGTGAAAATTTAATTGCGTGTAACACGCACGAGGGCAAGATACGAGAATGGGCTTTAAACCCACTTAGCGACGCAATAGAGATTAATGATGACGGCCATATGCCTTCAGGCGTTACAGCTATAGTAGTCACAGAGGATAGATTTCTATTTGCATTAGGTGGTGTAACAAGCAGCGGCGCTAATAAATCACTAGTTAGTTGGTGTGATAGAGAAGACAATACAGTATGGCAGCCACTAGCAACTAATGAAGCTGGTAGCTTTACTTTAGACACACCTGGCGACATAGTTTTAGGGCTGCAGGTGCGCGGCAGGACATTAATACTCACAGAAGTAGATGCACACGCTGCTACCTATAGCGGCCCACCTGTTGTTTTTGGTTTCGAAAAAGTAGGGACAGGCTGTGGCGCAATTAGTCCGCATTGTGCAATAAGCATGGATGCAGGCGCTATCTGGATGGGATATGGTAGCTTTTTTTACTACGATGGTCAGCAGGTGCAAGCAATGCCGTGCGAAGTAAAAGACTATGTCTTTAAAGGAATGAATGATGAACAAAGGCATAAAATAACTGCAGTTAAAAACGGCCACTATAATGAGATTTGGTGGTTTTATCCTAGCGCAGGATCGAAAGAGAATGACAGCTATGTTATTTACGACTACGAAGAAAAGCATTGGAATATAGGTAAGTTAAATAGAACATGCGGTATAGACGCAGGTGTGTTCAGAAAGCCAGTGTGGATGGGCGCAGACAGCAATGTTTACGACCACGAAACAGGCTATGAGCATAACTATACAGTTGATGGCGAGTTGGTCACGGCATATGCTGAAACTGGACCAATAGAAGCAGGCGCTGGAGACAATGTAATTAATGTTACAAAAGTAATTCCAGACCATAAAGCTACAGGCGCTTATGAAATAATATTTAAAACTAAGAATTATCCTAATGATAGCGAAAAGTCTGTTGGCCCATTTCCTGCGACAAGTCAAACTAGCGCGCGATTCCAGGGCAGGCAAATCCGCATGCGCATTAATCCAGAGTCAAAAACACTTAACCGAATTGATACTGATGGTAATGGCACAAATGATGTTTTCAGTGCATACAGTGACCAATCATCGGTAATTTACAGCGTGTCCATAAACGGTAGAGCGCTCGGCGACATAAATGGTAACGGCACAGTTACTGACCAAGATAATCTTCGCTATGCTGATTACGCGCAAAATCAAACCTCAATCAGTGCAGAAGAAATAGCTTACTGCGAAAATGTAATTGACAACTATATGATTGTGAATTATCCAGCAACTAAACAATACTTTGATGTAGATATTAACAGAGAAGATTGGACGCTCGGAACTGTTAGACTAGAAACTAAAATTGGCGGAACCAGATGACAATACATACCAGGCCGCCATCGCCTAGTGGCAATATAAACACCTGGGCAGAGCGACTAAATGATTGGTTGATGCGCAACCAGTCACAACTATCATATTACCTGGCTGGGCAATCTGCTGCAGAAGAAGGCGTTTTGCTGTGGGACAGAGATAATAGTCGAGTAGTAGTGTCTGACGGGGGGCAGTGGGTTGAGCTAGGGTCAGGTGGCGCACAACAAATAACAAACTACCTACGTGATGATGCAGACGACTCTACTGATTTTAGGTTGACTATGGCAGCGCTGACGGTAGACACAGATACGCTGTATGTCGATGAAACAAATAATCGCGTGGGCATTGGCACGACAACACCAAGCCAGCTTCTTGATGTCGATGGCACGGCTAAAGCAGATAAATTTGACGGCGCACTAGACGGCACCGTAGAGTTTTTAGCAGAGGCTGGAGAAGCTTTAACAAAAGCTGCATCAGTATATATATCAGGCACTAATAATGGCTTGCCAGTAGTAAGCGGAGCAAACTCCTCTGATACAGCAAAAATGCCATGCGTTGGGCTAGCTAAATCTGCTGCTAGCTCTGGCGATGAGATTATGGTTGTAACGCAAGGCCCTATAACAGGGTTGGCTCTGCCAAATGGATATAATGTTGGTGATGAGGTATATGTTAGTACCTTGTCCAGCGGACTATCGAATACAGAGCTAGCTGGTAGCGAAATTATACAATCAATTGGCATGGTTCATAAGGTGGCAGCAAATAACGGCACCATTTATGTCAACTGCGTACACCGAATGCCGAACACACCAGAACTGTCAGATGGCGATATATTTATAGGCGATTCACTTGACAGAACAACTACAGTAAACCTGGCAACGAAGGTGGCTGCGCTAGAAACAAGCCACAGTGATGTGCTAGTGGATGGTGATTTTACTTCTCAAGGCTTTATGAAAACCGATGGCTCTGGCGGTTACAGCGTAGACACTAACACATATTTGACCTCAGAAACTAGCCACTCTGATGTGTTAGTAGATGGTGATTTTAGCAGTGCTGGATTCATGAAAACTGACGGCAATGGTGTATATTCTGTAGATGCAAGCACCTACTTAACATCTGAGACAAGCCATGCAGATGTTGTTGTTGATGGCGACTTTGCATCAGAAGGCTTAATGAAGCGCGGTGCTACTTCTGGCAGCTACTCTATAGTTACAGACAACTCTAGCGACTGGAATACTGCACATGGCTGGGGTAATCATGCAGATGCTGGATACTTAACTAGCCAGCCGTGGGCAACAGGTAGTCAGCTAAGTAATTCATGGCTGTATTACAACAGCAACCCAGTAGCAATTGGGTCAGCTACTATTCCTGCCAGCACAGAGATGTATGTTGCTAGCACAAAAACAGATACATTAACTATCGAGAATACAGGTAACGGCCAATACGACAAAGCAAAGTTATCACTTGTAGGTCAAGCCGGCGGTGAAATCTTTTTTAAAGACGATGATAATGCTGTAGATTTCCGCATGCGCGCTACTAATGGTGGGTTCGAGATACGGACAGAAACTGATAGTGGTGGCGGCAGTGTTAGTTTTGGCGTTTTATTCGATGCCTCAAACGGCGCAGGCCACGTAGGTATCGGTGGAACGTCTGATGCAAATTACACTCTCAAGGTAAATGGAAACCTGTATGCAGGCGGTGTAGCTTTTCCATCGGCAGACGGCAATGCTAATGAGGTGCTAAAAACAGACGGGGCTGGAACGCTATCATACTCGTCTATCACAACTGATATGATAGGCAGCCAACAGGTTACTGGCGCTAAAATAGCAGCTAACACTATTGGTAGCGGTAACTTAATAGATGGCTCTGTGCCATTTAGCAAGCTGTCTGGCGTTAAAGATGAAGACGACATGGCGTCTAATAGTGCGTCACACATCTGTACACAGCAATCTATAAAATCGTTCGTAGAAGAAAAAACACACCGTCAATATTTTGCTAACAATTATGTCAATCAGGCCCTGACAACTACGCCACAGACGGTATGGGAAAGTTTTTCAACTACAGCAACTAGCGTAAAAAAAGCGCACTTCGCTACTTTTGAATTTCAGTGTACAAGTGGGTCAAACGCTTCTCGAAACGATGCATATTTTTATGTAGAGGTAGATGTACCTAGTGGCACAACGTCATTTTCTTTAGGTACTGCTACATACGAATCTGCACCAGCACAATTTGGTCGAATTATTAGTTTTGCTGGCGACATAACAGATAAATTGTCAGACGGTGGCGCAATAGGCACAAGTGCAAGCTCGACAGGGACGTTTGGTGACCGTAGCGTAGAATCATTTTACTATGATGTAGGCGATAACAAGACCTATCTAAGATATAATTCATATCCATCAGATATTGTATCAAGTGGAACGCCTGTAGAAATATATTTTGATCCATTCCACTGGCAGGCATCAAGCACGCATTTTCTTGAGACATATCAACTAGAGCTGCCTACGTCATCACAAAATGGGTACTTTAACATCACATCTAAGCTTGGGTATTTTTCGCCAACAACAGGATTCAGGTTAAAAGCTCGTGAAATAAACTCAGGTGATGTTTGGACCGTGAACACACTGCGCGTAACACTCGAGTCGAGGATAGTATGATTATAGGTAGGCTAGTAACTAACACAGATGGCGAAGTAGAAGAAGTTGCTGAGACAACAGTATATGAAACCTGGGACGCTACATATGCAGCAGCGCAGGCTCTGAGAGCTGAAAATGCAGACAATGAAAGCGTTGTCGGTATATTTATTGCAACAGAAAGATCGCCAACTGAATACAGAGTGCGCACTATCCTGTAGTAATGCAATATACGCTTTAGGGCAGAGAATATTGTGGTATAATTGGGCGTTATGACAGTAGACCAAGAGCTTGAGCGATGTAGAGAGTGGCTAGAAAGCGCCTTAGCGTACTCTGGCGGCACGCATACATTTTACGACATCAAAGCAGGTGTACATGCTTTAAGATATCAATTTTGGCCTGCAGAGCGCGGCTGCGCTGTTACTGAGATTATAGACTATCCAAGAAAAAGAACGCTGCACGTGTTTTTAGCAGCTGGAGAGTTAGATCAAATTGTAGATATGGAAAGCAGTGCAGTAGAGTTTGCAAGGCAGCATGGGTGCCAGGGCATGACATTAGCTGGTCGGCGCGGCTGGAAAAAAGTATTAAATGAACACGGTTGGGACGAAAGGTTCACCGTATTAGGTAAGGAGATATAGTATGTCAGGCGGTAAAGGCGGTGGTCAAACCACTACAGCAGATATCCCAGATTGGGCAAAAGAGCCTACAAAGCGCAACTTAGCAAGAGCTGAGGCAGTGCAGCAAATTGGTTATCAGCCTTATATGGGTCCTGATTTAGCTGCATTTAACCCAACGCAAAGAGCAGCTATGCAAAGCACAATTGACTCTGCTGCTGCATTTGGCCTTGCAACCCCTGGTAAAGCCTTAGAGGGGCTAGCGGCTCCTACAGACTTTGGAAACGGGATGATGGGCTACAGCTCCTTCCCTATGTTCGAACAAGCTAGAAGTGAATTGGCGAAACGCAACCCGGAGCAACAAGCTCAATATGATGCGTTGTTTGGAAACGAAGTGGAAACTGATGGCGATCACATATCGTCATTCTACAACACAAAACTTGAAAGAATGTTTCACTAGGAGAAAAACATGGCTGGCAGCGCAGCAGGCGGTATTGTTAATAAAAATCAAGGGTTGTTCGGAAATCCTCAACCAAATGTAATCAAAGCTATTCCTGATGGGCAGAAGCCAGCTGAGCAGCCGCAAGTAGCGCAAAACCCAACGCCGCAAGCGCCACCACAAGAGAGTTTAGCACGCAATACTGCAGATTCTAATATTATGACGCAAGCAGCGCAGGGCATGGATATAGCAAGTCAGGCAGCAGCTGCCGGCACGCAATATAATCCGATGCAAGTACAGGCGCAAACTGTTGCTAACACGGATATGTCACAGTACATGAATCCGTATGAAAACCAGGTTGTCGGACAGACAATGTCGGATTTAGAGCGCGCCAGACAAATGCAGCAAAACCAGGCTGACTATGCTATGGGCCGTGCTGGTGCTTTTGGTGGATCACGACATGGAATTGCGCAAGCAGAAGATAATCGTAATTTCTTTGACAGGGCTGGCTCTATTGCAGGTCAATTAAGGCAGCAAGGTTATCAACAAGCGCAAAACATGGCTGCACAGGACGCTAACCGCATGCTACAAGCAGATACAGCGAATATGACTACTGATTTAGCTGGAGCGCAACAAAGACTATCTGCTGCAAACCAACTAGCTCAAACCTCTAATTTAGGCTTTGACATGGGGCGTACATTGCAATCAGACATGATGAAGCAAGGCTCTGCACAGCAGCTAATGGAGCAACAATTAATTGATGCAGCTAAGCAACAGTTTGCAGGATATACTGGTGCGCCAATGGATAGTATTAGCATTCTTTCACAGGCTTTAGGCGCTTCTACAATTCCACAATCACAGCAAACGCGCAAAGACCACGGATTATTCGATTACTTAACATTAATGGCGTTATAAGAGTTTAGACTGACTTTAGAGGTTCAGGAGTATCATGGAAATTACAACACTGATGGCGGCTATGGAAGCCTTAAAAAACTTAGGCCAATCTGGCGGCGGTTCTGGCGGCGGTTCTGGCGGTGCAAACTTTACGCAAGCTCAGCAAAATGCATTTAAAGAAAAGCTTCAAGACATGGGCAGTCAAGATGTGCAGCACCACGCAATGATGCCATCAAACGCGCAGTTTGTGCCTATGCAAGACAGCACACCTAAGATGCCGCCGCTTGCAACAGAAACACCAAACGGCTTGTTCCAACTTTTACAGAATATGTACGGAAGGTAGTGTGAGTTACAGGCTTCGCCGCATAGAAAATTCACCTCTATACGATATTATCTCTGACGATGAGGTGCAACGCACGTTGGCAAATAATCCGCGTGGCGGTTTCCACACAGAGACACAGGGCAAGTCAAACTCCAGGCCACCTGAATCTACTAGCGACATGGACTATATGAATATGAAATTTCCTGGCAGAAAAACAGAAAATATTACACGCAATATGCAGCCTAGCGTTGAAAGTGACTACATGCGCCGAAAAAAAGGTCTAGGCCCGGTTGTGCCAGCGCAGGAAAATGTTGAGAACGATGATAAGCCAGGCTTTTTCGGCAGGATGAAAGACAAATTTACTGACCCTGAGTATAGAGCAAAGCTTGCGCTAGCGTTAAATAGTATGCGTTACGCTCCTGATGCAAGCATAGCAACATATGCGCAAGGCGTTATTGATACGGCGCAAAAAAATAGAAACGCAAACAAAACCATAGATTATTTCAATAAGATTGGTCGCAAGGACATAGCTACGGCGATAGAGGCTCAGCCGGAGTTAGCTGCAAATGTATACAGTGCGTATTTACAAAATCAGTTAAGCCCAAAGTCCACCTTCAACCAAAAATCAGGTGCAGAGCTTAACGCTGCTTTGGCCGAACAAGGCTTGCCGCCTGCGTATGATAGCGACAAAGTTTACAATGTGGACGCTACAACTGGCAAGGTAACGCAAATTGGCGGTGGTGATACAAATATCAATATGCCGAGTCTGACAGAATCACAGGGCGCAGCTACTAATTTTTATCAGCGCGCACTAAATGCTAACAATGTGTTAGTTAATTATGAAAACCAGGGTACTGAGTTAGGACAGGCTTTGTTAGGTAAGGTGCCGCTTTTAGGTAACATGCTAATAACTCCAGAGTATCAGGTGTACCAGGCACTAAAAAGCAATTTCTTATCAGCTGTACTAAGAAAAGAGTCTGGAGCTGTAATCGGCGTTGAGGAGCTTGTCACAGAAGACAAAAAGTATTTCCCACAAGTAGGTGATTCGCAAAGCGTAGTTGAAGAAAAAAGGCGCGCTAGACTAGATGCTATTCGCGGCTTGCAGATACAAGCTGGCGAGGGTGCTAATTTAGTAGGGAACAACGGTTTGCCTTCAAATGTGACGGTAAAGGTTAAACAGTAATGCCTACTTATGAAGTCACAATTGACGACAAAGCATATGAGGTTGACTCACCGACTGAGCTTAACAGCACGCAAGCATACCAGGCAGTAATCAACAACATTGAGCTAGAAAAGCCAGCAGAAGAGCAGCCTTATGGGCCAGGCGGCACCAGGGTTGAGTTAGCAGATGGCAGTGTGGTCATAAGCCATCCTGACGATAGACGAAAGTTGCAGCTAGTTAAAGACGGGAAAGTTGTTACTAGTGATAACAAAAGAATTATACCTCTGATTAGTGAGCAATTTCGGCGCAATCGCCGCGCAGGATTAGTTGAAGAAAATCCATTTACTGCAGGCGTTGTAAACACGCTTGGCAAGGTTCCTTACGTTGGTCAATTTGCAGATGAGGCTATGGGTGCTTTGCCATTTGGCGCTGACACGCAAACCATAAGAGACGTACAAAAGGGTGTAGATGAAACAGCGCCTGTACCAGCAGGAATAGGGCGCGCAGCAGGTATTGGTACTGGCATTTATGGTGCTTACCAAATGCCAATAATAAGGGGTACTACACCTCTTACTACAGCAATGAAGTTAGGCGCAGCTGGAACTGCAGCTTCAACTTTGGAAGGCGGACTATCAGGGTATGGCAGCGGTGAAGGCGGACCAACAGACCCTACTAGATTGAAAAACGCCATGTCTGGTGCCGGGTGGGGCTTAGCCATAGGGCTACCATTATCTTTTGCTGGCGGTGCTGTACAGGGCGTTCTCGACAAGCGAGCTGTAGAGCAAGGCGCACGAATGATAGCAGAGAAGCTTCAAATATCATTCCCAACAGCTGCTATATTGATGAACCAAATTAGGCTGGGCAACAATCTTGAATCAGCAATTAGCAATGTAAGAAAAGCTGGTGACCAGGGTATGGTTGCTGACGCTGATGTTGCAATAGCGCAGCTTTTAGATGCTGTAGCGCAGTCAGGTGATAGAGCAGGCACGCTTGCCAGAGAGGCTGTAGAAGGACGAGCCAGGGCTTCTAGCGGCGAGCTAAGCACCATAATGGATGATACATTAGGTGTGCCGCCTGTAGGAAAACAGACAGCTATAGAGCAAGCATCTGCAAGAACTGCTCCACAAAGAGATGCAGCATATGATGAGGCCTTCAACACGCCTATAGATTACGCATCAACTGCTGGACGTAACCTAGAAAATATGATGAATAATTTAGCGAATGTTGATCCTAAATTGTTCAATGAAGCTATAGATGAAGCAAACAGACAAATGCGGCTTTTTGGCAGAGAAAACCAGCAGATAATGGCTACTATAGGTGATGATGGCAGCATAACATTTAGTGAAATGTTCAACTTAGAGCAAGTTGATTTTCTCAAAAGCGCCATGCAAGCCCAAGCACGCAAATACACAAATAATATAGGCCAGTTACTACCAGAAGGCAAAGCATTAAACGAAATGGCAAGAAGGCTGCGTGATACTGCAGTAGAAGCAGTGCCTTCATACGCTAAAGCGCTGCAATTAGGTCAGCGCAACATACTTGCGAACCAGGCTTTATTTACAAGTGGCAGCTTGTTACGTCAAGGAACCAGTGTTGAAGATGTTTTGAAAGCAACTAGAAACGCAGACGACACAACTATGCAGGCTATGCGAACATCGCTGCGAATGGAAATAGATGACATGCTAGGCAATGTAAAATCAGGCATTTTGTCTGGTGGCGATGCCAGCATTGCAGAAGGATTAAAGTTATTGCGTGAAATGACAAGCGGCAATAATATTAAAAAAATGCGAATGATTATGGGCGAGCAAAACTATCAAAACTTGCTGCCTAAGCTAGGTGTAATAAGAAAGCAGCTAGAATTGCTAGCGCGAGTTGCAGACAACTCTAAAACACAAGTCAGAAAAGAAGTGATGTCTCAAATTGACGATGTGATAGAAGGTGGCATTGTTAGAGCTGCAATGCGTGGCGAGACGGTTAATGTTTTGCAAAGAGGCATACAGCAGCTAACTGGCGCTACAGCTGAAGCGGATGCGTTGAGAAAATCTGGCATATTAGATGAGCTACGGGTTGTTCTTACAGGCATGCGAGGCAAGGACGCTGAGGCCGCACTGAGGTACATAACAGAAGTGCAAAAAGGACAAGAGCTAACTGAGCCAGCTAAAAACTTTTTAGTTACTATGTTGCGCAGAGCTGCACAAGTGTCAGGCCGTGAATCAGCCCAAGAATTACTAGCACCAGAAACTAACTAGGATTAAATAATGGAAGCTAAACAATTAACAGAAAACCAAATCCAGTCTATAGTTAAAAATGCTGTAGATAACTGTGTTGATTTTGTTGACTCAGAGATAGCTCCAGATCGCATAAAGGCGCAACGCTACTTCGAGGGCGAAGTTGATATAGGCCAAGAAGAAGGCCGGTCAGGTATCGTTGCTACAAAAGTACGTGATGTTATTCGCAGCATAAAACCTAGCTTGATGCGCGTGTTCTTGCAATCAGACCGAGCTGTTGAATTTACACCATCAAGCCCACAACATGTGCAGTTTGCAGAGCAGGCAACTAAATACATTAATTACAAGTTTGAAGAGCTAAAGGGCTACAAGGCTTTAGCTGACGTTATACACGATGCGCTTCTTAAAAAGAACGGTATCATCAAGGCCTACTATGACCCAACTGTTAAAGGTGAAGTGTATACTTTTAATAACCTTAACGACATGGAGTTTACAGCTATTGTAAATGATGACGGCGTAGAGGTTATTGAGCATGTCACTACAATGTCCATAGAATTGGATATGCAGGGCTTTGAGATAGAGACGCCACGACACGACCTAAAGGTTATGAAAAAGGCTGAGATGGGCGATCTGAAGCTTGAAAGCGTACCGCCAGAAGAGTTTTTCGTAGATGCTAGTGCAAGAACGCTAGAAGATGCATATGCAGTCTGCCACAGAACTGAGATGCGTGTTGGCGACCTGGTTGAAATGGGCTACCCATTTGAGCAAGTTGTAGAATTAGGCAGCCATGATGATTCTGGCAGCTTTGATGATATTGAGGATTTTGAGCGCAAAGGCTACCACGACCTGCATGACGATGAGGATTCTGACCTTAGCATGCGCAAAGTAACGGTCACTGAGCTGTATATGAAAATGGATGTTGATGGCACAGGCGTGCCGCAGCTGTACAGGTTTTTATGTGGTGGCGGTAAATATGAAATCCTGGATATGGAAGAATATGGCCACTTGCCTTTTGCTGTGTTTGAGGTAGACCCAGAGCCACACGCTTTTTACGGTACATCTATTGCGGACCTAATCTGCAACGACCAAGACAGCTCCACAGCTATGATACGCGGAGTGCTAGACAATATTGCTCTGACAAATAATCCGAGAACAGAGATTGTAGATGGCGCTGTAAACATTGACGACCTACTTAACAATGAAGTAGGCGGAATTGTTAGAACCAAACAACAAGGCGCTATAACGCCTTTGGCAGTGCCATTTGTTGCTGGACAAACCCTGCAAGCCATACAGTATTACGACCAGGAAATAGAAAACAAAACTGGCATATCTAAAGCTAGTCTTGGCTTAAATCCTGACGCGCTGCAGGCGAACACTGCTACAGCTGTTATGGCGACTATGCAGGGGGCGGCTAGCCAAATTGAGATAATGGCGAGAAACCTAGCTGAAGGCGGTATGACGCAACTGTTTAAATTGCTGCTAAAGCTAGTAGTAGAGAACTGCGAGGAAGAGACTATAATGCGTGTTTCAGGCAATAACTATGAGCCTATTGATCCACGCAGCTGGGACAAGAAAATGGATGTGAGCGTGAATGTAGGGCTAGGAACAGGCCAAGAAGAGCAAAAGCAAGCAGCCTTACAGCAAGCGCTGCAAATGCAAATGCAAATATTCCAGGCATATGGTGTAGATAATCAAATGGTTTCTATGACTAACATAAGAAACACCTTATCAGACATGTTAGCCATGAACGGCTTGAGAAACTCGAATCGTTACTTCAAGCCAATGGATGATGCTACAGAGCAACAAATATTAGCTATGCAGAAACAACAGGCTGCACAGCAACAACCGCAAATGTCACAGCAAGAGGCTTATATACAAGCTGAGCAAATTAAGGCGCAAACAAAAGCGCAAACGGACATGGCAAAAGTGCAGCTAGAAGCGCAAAAAGCTATGGCAGCAGACGACTTAAAACGCGATGAGCTAGATCAGGACCTACTAGTTGATGCAGCAAAGATTTTAGGACAATATGGTACGGCAGTAGATGTTGCAGCAGTTAAAGCTGCGCAAAATGCACCCAGAACACCTAACGGATAATTTATGAACATTAAAGAAAAGGCTGGCCATGCACGCCAGCTTTTGCAAGACGAAACCTTCCAGGAAGTCTTGAACAGTATTCGGGAACAACAAACAAAAGTGTTCTTGAACAGTGAATCATCACAAGATGATTTAAAACATGCGCATGATGTAATACGTGCGCTTAACCATATCGAAGATGGCTTCAACACTATATTTTTAGACGAGGCTCTTTTTGATAAGAAAGAAAAAGGAACAGCACCGTGGAAACGACTGAAACTTTAAATGATGGCAGCATAGAAAGTGCTGTAGATAGTATTTTACAACCTGTTGAAACTGAAGAGCCTGAGAAGGAAGCTGAAGAGTCTGTTGAAGAAACAGAGGAAGAAGCTACTCCGGAAGAGGCTGAAGATGAAGAAGAGGCTGTAGAAGAACCCGAACCTGCTGAAGAAGAGTCTGATGAAGAAGATGAAGCAGATGAGGATGAGGGAGTATCCGATGAGGACGAAGAAGATACTGATACAGATGCTGAGGAAAAGGCGCAACATTTCACCGTCAAAGTAGACGGCAAGAACGAAGTTGTTACCCTAGATGAACTCAAGCAAGGATACAGTGGTCAAAAGTACGTCCAAAAAGGCATGCAACAAGCTGCAGAAGCTAGGAAACAAGCTGAGCAGGTTTACACTGCCTTATTGAATGAACGGCAAGCTATTTCGCAACTTTACGAACAAGCGCGCGCTGGCAGCTTAGCAGCTGCTCCTGTGGAACCGCCTCGTGAACTGTTCGAGACAGATCCAATTGGCTATATGGATGAAAAGCTAAAGTATGATGAGAACTTGGCAGCATACAACAAGCAAATGGCACAAATGGAAGCTGTAACGCAGCAGCAATCACAGGCAGAAGAAGCAGCGAAGCAAGCATATTTGCAGCATGAAATGTCTAACTTACAAAAGGTAATACCTGAGTTTGCAGACAAAGAAAAAGCTACAAAGCTTAGAGATAAGTTGGTGCATAGTGGCACAGAGCTTTATGGGTATGAACCAGGTGATCTAGCTCAAGTTATGGACCACCGGGCAATACGTGTATTGCATGATGCTATTAAATACCACGAAATTATGTCTGGTAAAGATGCTGCCAAAGAAAAGGTTAAAACTGTAACTCGCAAAAAGCGACCAGTGAAAGCCGGTGCTAAGAAAGTTAAGCATGATGCCGTTCAAAAGCGTAAAAAGCAACGACAAAACTTATCCCGGTCAGGTAGCATCGAAGATGCACTGGCTTTAATGTTTGAATAATTGAAAGGTAATTAATTATGACACAGGTAGCTAATACTTATGACTCTTATGATATGAAAGGTATCAAAGAGGACTTGCAGGATGTTATTTATAACATCACTCCAGACGAGACTCCGTTTTACACGGCTTGTAAAAAAACTAAAGCGTCAAGCACTTTGCATGAGTGGCAAACAGACACTCTTCGTAACTCTGCTGATAACAAGCACGTTGAAGGTGATGAAACTTCATTTGCTGAGCCAACTGCTTCAGTACGTTTAAACAACCGTACACAAATCTTCAAAAATGCTGTTGTTATTTCAGATACTGACGAAGGTTTGAGCAAAGCTGGTCGTGCAAAAGAAATGGCTTATCAAACTCTTAAAATTGCTCGTGAGCAAAAACTAGATATTGAGAAGGCTTTATTTGCTAACAACGCTAAAGTGACTGGTAGCAGCTCAGTTGCACGCGAACTAGCTGGTCTAGGCGCTTGGATCACAACTAACACTAACAAAGCTTCGAACGGTACTGATCCTACCTCTGCAGACGGTACTGATCCACGTAATGATGGTACAGACCGCGATTTTACCCAAGCTATGTTTGACGATGTTCTACAGCAAATTTGGACTTCTGGCGGTAACGCTGACAAATGTTACTTGTCACCTACTAACATGAATATTGCGCTTGGCTTTGAAGGTAATAACAACCAGCGCAACACTGTTTCATCAGGTGAGGTATCTAAGGTTGTTGACTTGTACATGACTCCGTGGGGATCAATTGAGTTTGTACCTTCGCGCGAAAACCGTGGTGACGATGTGTTTATCCTACAAAGCGACATGTGGGAAGTGCCTGTTCTACGTGGCACTAAAAACACTGAGCTAGCTAAAACTGGTGATGCTACTAAGCGTCAAGTAGTTACTGAGCTAACTCTTTGTGCTAAAAACGAAGCCTCAAGTGGTGGTGTTTTTGATACTAACGGTTAATTGTTAGTTTGTAGTACAATCAAGGGGTGGCTACGGCTGCCCCTTTTTTATGGAGATTACAATGGCTAAGACAAAAGAAAGTGTAAGTTTTACTGATGACGCTATAGTTATAAAAACACAGCATGATGTTACTGATGATTTGCATAGAGCGCGCGTGTTGCGAGAGGCAGGCGCTGGCATAAAAGGCGACAAAAAATTGATTGGGTCTATACCCACATATCTAATCACTGAGTGGCTAAAAGAAGCTGGTATTGACCACAGTGACCAT